CATAAAGAGATGTCAACTTATAATGATAAATTAAAAGAACTAATGAAAAGAGAAAAAAATTAATGCCTGCTGTGACTAGAATAGGTGACGCTGATGTGGCTCATTGTAGTGGTATGACAAGAGCTGTTGGGTCAAGTAATGTTTTTGCAAATGGCATAGCTGTTTCAAGACAAGGTGATGTAAATACTACTCATTTATTGCCTGGTGTTCCTTGTCCTGCTCATGCAGCTGCTATTGCTTCAGGATCATCAACTGTTAAAGTTAATGGTAAGGGATGTGGTAGAATAGGTGACGCTATATCAGGTTGCACCTCTGTGGCTGCAGGATCAAGTAATGTCTTTGCAGGATAGTAGTATAAATAGTATTAGGAGAGATTAAATGGCAACTTATGACGCTGGTTCATTAACAAATAAAACTAAAAAAAGTGTAAAAATCTATAAAGATTTAAATTTAGATTTTCAACAGAATACTGCTACTAAAGATATTCAAAAAATAGAAGATGTTGAGTCGGTAAAGAGAAGTGTACGAAATTTAGTATCTCTAAATTATTATGAGAAACCTTTTCACCCAGAGATTGGGTCTAACATAAGAGGTTTATTATTTGAGATGATAAGTCCCCAAATAAGTCACTACATTGGGAAACAATTAGAATTATTAATTAAAAATTACGAACCTAGATGTCGATTGGTACAAGTTGTTAATAGACCTGATTTTGATAAGAACGGATACTCAGTTTCAATATCTTTTTATGTGGTCAACGTACCCAACCCAGTCACAGTAGAAACATTTTTAGAAAGATTAAGATAATATGGCAACTAAACTAGATATATCACAATTAGACTTTGATGGAATCAAAGACAATCTAAAAACTTTCCTATCACAACAGGATGAGTTTACTGATTATAATTTTGAGGGTGCCGGTATGAATATATTATTAGATACTCTTGCCTACAACACTCACTATCTTGCCTACAATGCCAATATGTTGGCTAACGAAATGTATCTTGATAGTGCCGATCAGAGAACAAGTGTAGTATCACTGGCGAAACAAGTTGGTTATACTCCTAGAAGTGCTAACTCAGCAAAGGCAACGATTGATGTAGTTGTCAATAATGCCTCAGGCGCCTCTCTTACAATGTCAAGAGGAACACAATTTACAACCACGGTTGATGGAACAAATTATTCTTTTGTAAATAATGCTGATGTAAGTATCTCACCACAAGATGGTGTTTACAAATTTTCTAATTTAGATATTTTCGAAGGTACATATTTAAATTACAAGTACACAGCAAACACAACTGATACAGATCAAAGATTTATTATACCAAATGATAATGTTGATACTACAACCCTTACTGTTAAAATTCAGGAATCTATTTCAGATTCTACGACTAACACTTATACATTGGCTGGCGGTGTCACAGGTATAGATTCTACATCTAAAGTTTATTTCTTACAAGAAGTTGAAGATGGTAGATTTGAAGTTTACTTTGGTGATGGTGTTCTAGGAGAAGCAGTTGCTGATGGTAACATTGTCATACTAGATTACATAACTTGCAATCGTGCCGAAGCAAATGGCGCCAGTGCATTTACTTTGTCAGGATCAATTGGTAATTTTTCAAACGTGACGATCACAACATTGAATAATGCAGCTAACGGTGATGATCCAGAATCAATCAAATCAATTAAGTATAATGCACCTAGAGATTATTCGGCACAAGATCGTGCTGTGACAGCAGAAGATTATAAAGTTCTTGTTAAGAGTTTATATTCAAATGCCCAATCAGTTCAAGTGTACGGTGGTGAAGACGCTGCCACTCCTGACTATGGTAAAGTTTATATTTCAATCAAAGCAAAATCAGGTTCTAATCTAACAGAGGTGACAAAGACGAGTCTAGTTCAAAACCTTAAATCATTCGCTGTTGCTTCGGTGACACCTGTAATTATTGATCCTGAAACTACTTTTATAATTTTAACTACAACTTTTAAATATGACTCTAGTTTAACAACTAAAGATATATCAACAATAGAAACAAATGTATTAAATGTTATTTCAACTTACAATACAGACACACTAGAGGATTTTACAGGTATGTTTAGATACTCAGCAGTAGGACAGGTTATTGATGGTGCCGATACTTCTATATTATCAAACATTACTAAAGTTAAAATGTATAAAAACATAACACCTACATTAAGTTCTGGATTAAAATACACACTATCTTTTAATAATGCATTTTTCAATCCACACTCTGGCCACAATGCTACTGGTGGTGGTATTGTTTCTTCAACAGGATTTAAGATCAATGATGATAGTTCAGCAAACGAACATTTCCTAGATGATGATGGTGCAGGAAATATAAGAGTTTATTATCTAAGTGGTACAACAAGAATATATACAAGTTCTACTTTTGGTACAATCAACTACACGACAGGAGAAATTATTTTAACTTCTGCTAACATCACAAGTATTTCAAATGTTGATGGCGCTGCCAGTACTGTAATAAGAGTGACCGTGCAACCAGATTCAAATGATATTGTGCCTGTAAGAAATCAAGTGTTGTCAATCGATACGGCAAACTCAACTTTCACAGGATCAGTAGATGAGATAGAAAGTGGTAGTTCACAAGCAGGAACAGGTTACACAACTACCAGCAGTTATTAGGGCTAGGTAATGGACATTAAAAAAACAAATAAAAAAAAACTATCCACACTTGTTAAACAACAGGTACCTGAGTTCGTATTAACAGATCATCCTAAGTTCACAGAATTTCTTACTTCATATTTTCTATTCATGGAATCTGCTGAATTAAATTTAGATACATTCACAGATATAGATCAGATACTTTTAGAAACAGTAGGTGTATCGGATAGTTTTGTATTACTAGATCAGACAACTAAGAATGGATTAGACGCAGGTAATAAACTTGTAAATGAAGAAAATACATTTGGTGGTTCTTTTTTAAAAGGCGAGGTCATCACAGGTTCTACTTCGGGTGCAACTTCAACCGTTCTAGCAGAAGACACAATAACAAACGATAGATTATTCATATCAGCAAACAACGGTTGGATAACAGGAGAAACTCTTACAGGTTCTACTTCAGGTGCAACTGCTAAAGTTGCCAAGTATCGTGCAAATCCAGTAGAGAACATTCAACAACTTTTAAACTATTCTGATCCCGATCATACGATAAGTGATTTCTTATCTCAAATGAAAAAAGAGTTTCTGAATACAATTCCTGAAGATACAGATGACGCCGTAGATACTAGAAAACTAATTAAGAATATTAAATCTTTATACAGAGCAAAAGGTACAGCGAAAGCACACAAAGCTTTCTTTAGAATATTATTTAACGAAACAGCAGAGGTTTATACTCCATCAGATGATATGTTGAGGGTATCAGATGGTTCTTGGAACGTTCAAACTTTTCTTCGTTGCACTCAGACAACATTACAACAAGCACAAGACCCTATCTTTCTAACAGGACAAACAATCACTCAGGCAAATGATCCTTCATCAACAACTGTAAATGAGGCGACTGCAATCGTAGAGAACATATTAAAATTTCAAGAGGGTAGTACACAAATTATTGAGGTAATACTTAATACAGACACCACGACAGGTACTTTTGTCAATGGTGCTGAAGTGACTGGAATAAGTAATATTGATTCTGATTTAACAATTGGTATTACAGTATCACAGGCATTATCGACTGCTGTAATTACAAATGATGGTAGTACATTGACAGTCGGTGATGAAGCAACTATAACAGGTGGTGAAGGTTCAGGTGCCAGAGTTCAAATACAAGACATATCAGGTGCAGGTGTTTCTGAGGTTATTGTAAACGCTGTTGGTGCAAATTTTGAAGAAGGAGATACTTTAACATTTAGTTCGGGTACTGCTGAGGCAGAAGTTTCTATCGTAGGTGGTGGTATTGCTCCTGAAACAGGAAGTTTAGATATTCATGTTGAATTAGAAATAGGAACAATCACAGGTGGCGGATCAGGTGATCTATTATTTGAAACTGCTATTGATAATGGTCGTGGTGGTAAATTTTTAGATTCATCTACTCAAATGCAAGATTTAGTAGTTAGAACAGCATTAGAAAATGAATCTGGTGCTATACTACAAGAAGAATATGTTGATGGTTCTGCCGATAGAATATATGTTGTGAATCAAGAATCAGAAATAGACGTTCCTTATGGTATGGAAGCTGAAGATCATTTCGTATTAGAAGATTTAGCGGCGTCAACAGGATATAACGGAAATAAAATTGTTCAACAAAATGCTACAGGTACAGGTGACATAACTGATATAAGAATGATCGCAAGTGGTTCTGGTTACACAACCCTACCTACAGCGACAATCGGTGGTGACAGACATATAGGATTAGAAGCAACTACCGATGATGGCATAGGTGATTTTAGTCGTATCGAATTTGAAGATGGTGGAACATTATTAAATGAATCTTCTTTCGCTGTATTAAATGTCCAAGGTGCAACTGTGATACCTTATGGCGATGATATCGGTAGAGCAACTTCATTAACTATTATCGAACATGGTATAGATTTCACATCAGCGCCCACATTAGCATTTCCTCATTACGCTGTTCTTAAAACAGTTTCAGGAACAATATCTGCTGACGAAACATTTACATCAAATGTATCAGGTGCAACAGGAACAGTAGTTGATTTTACAGCACCTCTTTTAAAATACACAGCGACAACAAGTGAGTTAGTTGATGGTGATACGGTTACATTTTCTGGTTCAGAAACAGCTGTCGTAGCAAAAACTGATCCATTAACTGGTACTGCAACCATTGGTGCTCAGATCACAACTGCTGGTGCTTATATAAATCAGAATGGTCATCTTTCAGAAGGTTCTAAAAAAATTCAAGATAGTTTATACTATCAAGATTATTCTTATGT